CCCCCTTTGGGGACCCCACATCAAGAGGCTTCGGAGGCGCTTAACCTGCAGGGGGGGTTTAACCAATCCCCATATCCATCCCTTCCCCTAATCACAGACGCGGAGTTCGCCCGCTGGGTCAAATCTCTCCCATTCAACCACTGGAACGAGCGGGACTTGATTATTCATTTCCTCGGCAAGCCTACGGGTTACATACCAAAACAAAGTTTTATGGCCAAAATAGAGTCCTTTTTGATTGAAGCCAAAACTTCGGCCCCAACCTTATTCGCCACCGTCACCCAACGGTACAAAAACATCAATTGGGGCACGGTGGGCGTTAACACTGACTGGGTAGATTATAAGGAGGTATAATACGCTTGGGGGGCGTCAGCCCCCCACCCCCACCCCCACCCCCATCTCCTCCCAATGTACCCCCTTAATCCTCCCCCCTTCCCCCACCTCCAGCACCGTCACGCCCCACGTCCAGTTGTTCAACCCGTGGTCCGCGTATTCTTTCACCAGGCCATACGGCATGCTGCACCCCACGTTAATCCCCCACAACTTATGTGGTATTCCAATCTTGCCGGCAGTCACAGCTTTAAACCTATGACTATGCCCGAACACAACACTTTGCGCGCTTACCCCCAACACGCGTTCTTCTGCATAGTGCCCACACACCCGTTTTCCGCCCACGATTGGGATATGCGTAAACAAAACACCTCCCACATCCAGCCAGTCCCCATACAAAGTCGGCTCAATCCCGACCTCATTCAACAGTCCCAACATGGCCCCCGTGTAGGTCCCCTTGGTTTCCGGCACTTTGTCTTCAAACCGAACCAACCATTGCCAATCATGGTTCCCCAAAGTGATTTTGCGGGGAACTTTTCTGTTGTGCGCCGCGCTTTTGTATGCACGAAATGCCTCGCGAAGCGACTTCAGGTCTTCATCTAGACAAGGCTTACTCTTCGCGCGTGCGGTCCAATTTTCTATATGACTATTCACCGAATCCATGTCGGCACAATCGCCGATCCAGATTGTCACGTCTGGTTTGACCCTACGCTCAACCCGGCCTAGATATTCTATATATCCAAAATCTCCATTAGTAGTGACGTGGGTATCACCCAGAACTAAAATTCGCAATTTACACCAATTCCTTTCTACTTTATACTTATGCCCATGGTCCAGAAGAGAGCCAAGAAGCCACCAGAGACTCACCCCTGGCGACGTGGTCTTCCGCCACGAGAAGTTGTTAATCCTGTTCCGCCAGTAGTGGTCAACTCAGGGCTGATTGACCCTGATTTTGACCTTTATTCCCTGGAGGATATACAGTATTGGGTCGAAAAGCAAGAACAGGGCGGAGAGTAACCTAAAAATATGGCACCTCCTCGCGTCGAACCCACAGATTTAGAGCGCCAACTCTCCAAACTGCGGGAACAGAAGCTAATAATCGAACAAAGAGAATTATGCCGGGCTTCGTTCGAAGCGTTTGTGCGCCTTGCGTGGCCGCATTACTTGCCCGGGCGTGCCCTCCAATGGAACTGGCATTTGTCCGCTGCGTGCGCCCACTTGGAAGCGGTGCGCAATGGGGACATAACGCGCTTGATTTGGAATATACCGCCTCGGCAAGGCAAGAGTTCAATCTTCGATGTCATGTTTCCGGCTTGGATGTGGATCGACGAGCCGCATACCCAGTTTTTAACCCTTTCCCACTCGGAAAAGTTGGCCACTCGTGATGCAGTATTCACGCGTAGGTTGCTTTCCTCCCCTTGGTACCAAACTCTGTTCGGCGATTCCTTCAAATTTACGGGGGACCAGAATGAGAAGCAGCGCTATCAGAACGACGCGCATGGGCACAGGATCGCGTTGGGCATTCAGTCAAGGGTAACCGGTGAAGGTGGGGACGTGATTATTGTGGACGACCCGCATGGCGCCGAGGAAGCTCTCAGCGAGGCCAGTTGTCAATCCGTATTGGATGCCTATGACGGTATGATTTCCACGCGTCTAAACGACCCAGTTCGGGGGGCAATTATTATTGTCATGCAGCGGCTTTCCGAAATGGATTTGACGGCCCATTTGATGTCAAAAGGGAATTTTGAAGGGTGGGTAAATGTTGCCATCCCAATGCGGTACACTGGTACGTCGTTCTCCTCTCCCCTTTCCATCAAAGACCCCCGCACCGAAAAAGACCAGTTGCTCTGGCCGGAGCGGTTTCCTGATAAAAAAGTGCGGGTTCTTGAGCAGCGCCTTGGCCCATATAGGGCGGCAGCGCAGCTTCAGCAAAATCCGGCTCCCTTGGAGGGGGGGATCATTAAGCGCGTTTGGTTCAAGCCATGGACTAAATCGACTAGTGATGGTAAAATTGTTATCCCAGATTGCAAAACTGTTGTGGTGTCCCTTGATACCGCATATACGGCGCGCGATACGGGGCGGGATGAAGCCTTTGACCCGAACCGCTCTCAAAGTGCCTGTAGTGTCTGGGGGAGTTTTTTTAATGAAACCACAAACCGAAGTGAGATACTCTTAATTGAAGCTTGGGCTGACTATTTGGATTATCATGATCTTCGAAAGAAAGCCCTGGAAACCTATCGGCGGGCTTTTCAATACTGCGAAAATGGATACCCAACTTTTATCGTCGAAAAGAAATCGAGCGGGATAAGTTTGTTGCAAGACTTACGTAGGGCTGGAATCGGGGCTCTGCCATATATGCCAGACCGGGACAAGGTGGCGCGAATTTATGCGGTGCAGCCAACTTTGGCTAGCAAGTTGGTGAGTTTTATTTCCACGCCCGGAACCGAGGAATTGATCTCCCAGCTTTGCACGGCGCCGCGGCCGCAGAAATTGGACGACCTTGCGGACACAGCGTCTATGGCGCTTTTGAGATTTATTCGGTTGCAAGAGGCCACACTACCTGAAGACGATGATGAGCAGACTTCTGAAACTAAGAGTGGTACTTCCCCATTCTCTTCTGAAAGGACGGCGACATTATGGTAGACTCAACGGAATTGGATACCCCTCTTAGTGAAGTTGTTGAACTTATGGAGCAGGAGACTGATGTCCCTGAAAACGCGTCTCCAGAAGAGATTTTATTGACTGCCGTCGCGAACGAGCCCCATGACGCGAACTTGGCAGAACTGTTAGCGGGGGACACCTTGTCAGAATTTGGCGGCCCTGAGTTGTTGACCAAACTTGGGCGCCAAGTCATGGATGATTTCAAATCCGATGAGGTTGGGCGCAAGAAATGGGAAGAAATGGCGCAGCGGGCCATGAAGGCGTTGGGTGTGGTGGATGATGACTCCCCAGTCCCGTTTTGTGGGGCCACCAGAATTATCCACCCAGGGCTTGGGATCGGCGTTCTGCACTTCTGGGCGCGGGCTTTCACAGAATTTTGGCCGTCAACCGGACCAGTAACTATTAAAATCGTCGGGCAGCCAAACCCTGAACTCCTTGCGCAGGCCGAACGGGTTCGGGAATTTATTAACTATCATATCCAATGGTCGGGGGTCGGGTTTGCCGACGAGGATTCAAAAGCATTTTATGACTTGCCTTATCTCGGGAACGCATTCAAAAAGGTATACATCGACTCCTATGGGCGGCCCAGGAGCGATTATGTCCATGCGTTTGATTTGTATGCCCCAGGCCAAACGTCGTCTGTTATGGACGCGGTGCGGTTGACCGAGCGAATCCAATATTCTCGGGCGGAAGTTTTGCGGTTGATGTCAACCGGGTTTTATAGGGATGTCGAACTCCCAGATTTGGGAGGCGAGGCCAAAGAGCTTGACGAGATCCGGCAAGATGCGCAAGGTGTGACTATTGAGACCAAGACAGAGGATCTGGCGGCTCCTGTGAAAATCTTGGAACAGCATACTGTGCTTTCGGATTTCGGTGACGCCCCTTATCCTGTGCCATACATTATTACTATTCTAGAAGAAAACCAAGAAGTGTTGTCTATTCGGCGAAATTTCGCCGAAGGGGACCCGGACTTTCGGGCGAACATATATTACATCCACTACAGGTTTCCAGGAGCAGGGTTTTATGGGTTCGGATTCTACCACCTCGCAGCCGGGTTGACGGATACCGAAATCAAAATACTTCGCCAAATCATCGACGCTGGCCAGTTTGCTAACATGCAAGGAGGATTTGTATCGGCAGATGCGCAAATCACGGCGACCGACCAGTCTATTGGACCGGGCGAATGGAAAACCGTAAAGGCCACGTCGGATGAGCTAAGGCGAGCGTTCTTCCCAGTCGATTACAAAGAACCGTCACAAGCATTGGTACAAATGCTGGCGGTTATTGATGGGTACCAGCAACGATTGTTTACAACTACCGACGTGCCGTTGGGCAACATTAACACCGAAATGCCGGTGGGTACGGCGAATATTATGGTAGAGCAGGCAAATCGGGTGCCGAATGCTATATTGCGGGGGATTCATGGGGCAAAATGCTGGGAGTACAAACTACTCTCCGACCTGATCTACCAAGTATTACCTGAAGACGCGACCTACCCGTACCCAGTGAATCCGCCGGACGCCCTTATCAAGGCCGACTTTGATTCTCGAATCGATGTGGTTCCCTCAGTAGACCCAAATCAAAGCTCCACAACCCAGCGGTTGGCTATTGCACAAACCGTTATGGAGATGGCGGTGGCGGCAAACTCAACTATAGATCGCCGCGAGGCCGAACGCATGATGTTGGAAGCCATGCGGGTGCCGAACCTGCAGGCGTTGTTGCCGGAGCGGTCGGGCGAAGCACAGCCAGACCCCCGTATGCTTATGGAAATGGAGAAAGGTAAAATCGAAATCGCGCGCGCGCAACAAAAGGCGCAGATTGAGCAAGCGTCTGGGATGGTAAAACTGCAGAAGTTGGCTACCAAAAAGGAGCAGGACAAACTTCGCGGCGAACTTCGTGTTGACAATGACATTCAGAAAATGGTACAAAACAGAGAAGCAAACCAGACTTCATTAGGTTTAGATACCCTTGAACGCATTAGCAAGATTGTTTCGCAAGCTTCTAAAGGAGGCTCTGGAGGCAGAGATGACGGCGAATCTTAAGGTCCGCCCAGAGTTAACCGATTACATTCACACTGTCGGGATGGTCGAAGGGCTGTCCCGTGCAGAGCGGCTGTTCGACGAGGCACTTGAACGGTTCGCTTTTGAGGAGGAAGAGTAATGTGTGAGCTTGGTTGGGAGTTGTTTGGGAGAACCCCTGGTACTGTTGGCCCGGAAGTTGGGCTACCGTTAGATATCCCTGAAGGTGAATGGACGGAGTTTGATTTTGGATCTCTGGACGACTTTGAAGATGAGGAGGAGGGCGAAGACGATAGTGACCTAGAGGTGGCTTAATGGGTGACATAAATACTGTCCCAGGAAAACTGTATGAAGTACCAAAAGGAGTAGATATTAGGAAAATGGGTATCCAATCAATGGTAGAACCTGTAACTCCGGACGCCATCTTCACCCCCACTGGATGGCGAATTCTGGTCAAACCACCAAAGGCAGCCGAGAAAACCAAGGGCGGAATTTACCTTCCAGGTGTGGCGCGCGACGCCGATGAAGTCCTCATGAATAAGGGGCAAGTCATCGCGATTGGGCCTGACGCCTTCAAGGGAAAACCATTTCTGACTTGGTATTTCAACGAGGAGGCAGGGTGTATTGAAGATGACCTCGCGGAACCGTGGGTAGAGGTCGGAGATTGGGTTATCTACAATCGGCATACCGGGCTGAAACTTGAGGCACGCACAGAAGATGGCGATATTGAGAAATACCACATCATCAACGACACAGATATTGTGTGCAAGGTTGCTAAGCCTGAGGCCGTAAAGTCCTACGTTTTTGTAGGTGCGCTACTTGACGACTATGAAGGGTAAACAATGAACACAACGAATACTGAAACTGACGAGTTCCCGTTCGAAATCGAGGAAGATCTTCCGGACCCAAACGAGGAAGTGGAAATCGGGGAAGAGGGGGAACCTGTTGCCACCACCACTGAGGACAAAGAAGAGGGAGACGACACCAGCTCAAATCAGTCACCTTCTTCTTCTCCTCCTCCCACTGCCAAACCCAAAACCCCGAAGGCCGAACAGCGAATTGGCCAGCTAACCCGCAAGCTTCGCGAGACTGAAGCACGGCTTCAACAAAGAGAAGCTGAGCTACAAGAAACGGTCAAGAGGGTGGGGGAGACGGAGCGGTATGGATTGCAGGCGGTTTCGGCCACCCTAACCAAAACCCGCGAGGCGTTGCTTGACAAGTTCAAGCAGGCTTTTGAAGAAGGGAAAACAGATGAGGTAACGGTTGTCCTGCAAGACCTCATGCAGGTTGACCGGCAGTTGGACGAAGCGACAAGGTATGCTGCGGCGGAGCCGGCAAAGCCAGTTACCAAAACCACAGCGTCCCCGCCTCTTCCCGCCCCCCCAGCGGCGCTTCAAGATTGGATGGATAAAGTCAATTATACGGAGCTTGCCGCAGAGGACAAACAACTTATAACTGCAATGGCCGCAAAACTTGAACGGGAAGGTTATGATTTTCGGAGGCCAGACTTTTATACTCAACTCGATTCACGTCTAGGAGGGATGCTTAATATGGGTGGCGAAGACACGGAAACAGAAACTGCCGCGCCGCAAGACAGAAAGCCTGCCCCTTCCAAGCCGGTTCGCCCAGCCGTTGCCGGTCCAAGTCGGCGCCCAGTCATGGCGGGGACCCCAACCCCTGCGGCGAAAGTCACAGTTTCGCGCGAGGCATTGGGCCGACTGTCTCATATGGGGATTGACCTCAATGATAAAGAAATGAGGCTGGAGTATTTGAAATACAGGAATGGGATTAATGGGTGACAACCAACAATCCTACTCTTCTTCTCTTGACACTTAACCTTAAACCAATCTACACTGAACTGGAGGTATAAATTTCATGCGTAGTTCAACGAATCTTTCTATCGCCGAAGAAGCCAGAGATCAGGATTTCGGGCGAGAGCATGAAAATAGAACCGACGTTGAATCCACGATCACGGAGTCGGATTTGCGGCCGACGTTGATCCTGGAGGCCCCGCCGGCTAGGGCAGGTTATGTCCAATGCTGGAAAAGGACCCGCCTAGGTGCAACAGAGGACCAACGCAATGCCCTCCGAGTGGCCCAGGAAGGCTGGACGCCACGGTTAGACCCGAATGGGCGGCCATATCAACGCGTAGACGCTTTGTTGATGGAACGTCCGGTGGCCTTCGCGAAACGGAGGGCCGATATCATTGAGGCGCGGAAGCGCCGTATGACTACTGCGGTGGTCAACAACGCATTTCGAGACCTTGCGGACAGGGGTGGCGGCTTCACAGCTCTTCCCCCAATGGAAGGCAAGGGCTTTATTCATCGTGATACGAAAGAGGTTGTCGAACGAACCGAGTAGTCTCCCAAATGGGGGATAGGCCCCCACGGAGAACACTCAAATGGCTAACCCTAATGCTCCTTTCGGGTTTGCCCCTGCAGACGACTATTCGGCGTCGCGAGTTCGCACTTATTCGATCGCGACTGGTGCTGATGCTACTATTGCCGTAGGTGACCCGGTTAAGCTTTTGGATACGGGCACTGTGGCTTTGGCGGCGGCTGGCGACCGGATGTTGGGTGTCTGTCAGGGTGTGACCTATACTGGTTCTGACGGCAAACCTGTTTTTGGTTATTGGCCTGCTTCGACCGCGGCGGCTGATGCGAAGTGTCATGTCGCTGAATTCCGACCTGGGACTCGGTGGTCAATCCAGGCGGCGTCTGTCGCTTCGACGGATGTTGGTCTCTTGGCCGACCATGTTGCTGGCACGGCGTCTACTACGTACAATCGTAGCACGGCGTACCTTAGTGGCACTATGGCGAACACCAATGCCGGGTTCCGTATCCTTGGTTTGTCCCCCCTCCCACGAGGTAACGAGCCCAATGCTTGGGGCGCTTATGCCGTTGTGATCGTCGAGCCGTTCGAGACCGAGTTCTCGACTGACGATGCTGCAACGCCTGGAGTGTAATTAAATGGCAGCCGTTGTAATGAACCGGGCTACGTTCCCGAAGGGGCTCCAGGAGGGGCTCAACACTTGGTTTGGTATTACGTATAACAAATATCAGCCACAGTGGCCGGATTTGTATGAGGTCAACAAAACCAAGAAGGCTTGGGAAGAGGACGTGATGTCCTACGGGTTGGGCCTTGCGGGGGTCAAAGAGGAAGGTGCTCCTACCGCCTACTCCTCGGGTGGCGAGGCGTGGAACAAGATCTATCGTATCCAAACGGTGGCGCTTGCTTTTGCGATCACGCAGGAGGCGTTGGAGGATCATCTGTATGGTGATCTTGGCAAGGAGTTCTCCATGGCCCTTGCTGACTCATTCCAAGCATTCAAGGAAGTGAAGGCGATGGAGCCGATTAACAATGCTACGGTCGGGACTGCAGGGTCTCCTGGTCGTGGCGGCGATGGTGTGTCGCTCCTGAATACAGCGCATCCTTTGGCCTATGGTGGAACGTATTCGAATACGCTCTCTACACCAGCGGATCTGACGGAGGCGGCGTTGGAGGATGCTTATACACTCATCACATCCTTCACTTCTGAACAGGGCCAACCGATGTTCGTGCAGTCGGAGACCTTGTTTGTTCACCCCTCGAAGGTCCCGGATGCGGTGCGGATTACCGAAACGCCGGGGCGTCCGGGAACTGCCGACAACGACGTTAATGCAATCCGGCAGATGGGCCTTCTCCCTAAGGGAGTCAAGCAGCTTCACTACATGACGGATACTGACATGTGGTTGGTGAAGACCAATGTCCGTAAAGGGGGCCGATACTTCGAGCGGGTTCCGCTGAAGACCTCCATGGAAGGCGACTTCGAAACCGACAACGTGCGTTACAAGGGCCGGGAGCGGTATTGCTTTAGCTTTACCAACCCTCGGTGGCTTGTGGGTAGCGTTGGGGCGTAATGTATGGGGAGGGGGGACGGGAATGCTCGTCTCCACTTCCCCCTTTTCCTAGGAGGGTAGAATGACGAAATTCACTGGACCTATTCTTGGTGTGGATAAGTATAACGCCAATACTAAAGGGTGGTATTCTAACCTCCCAATGCAAGCCAGCCCGGATTATTTTGTCTGGATGGATGATTTTGTTGGAGTGGACGCCAATTATTCGGCGAACGCGGTATGGGGGGTGGTAAAAGATTCTGGCGCTGGGGTGGCCAATACGGCTGACCAGACCAACGGTATTGTTACCCTGACCTCTGCGGCGACGACTGATAATGATGGGGCCTTGATTCAGACCGCTCAAACATTCGCGAAGTTGGTATCTGGTAAAAAGGCTTGGTTTAAGGCTGCGATTAAACTTTCGGATGCCGATCAACAGGATGTGTTTGTTGGGCTTGCTACGGCGGCGGCGACGAATCCGGAGGCTGTGCTGGCAGTTGATGATTATATCGGGTTCAAGGTCACGGATGAATCTGCGGTGATCTACGCGGTCTCTGATAAAACTGGGGCCTCTGCGGCCGCGAGTACGTCAACGGGCAAGAGTGCGGCCGATGCGACTGAAGTTAAAGTCGGCTTTTACTTTGATGGAACTTCGGCGCATTTCTATGTGAATGATGATTATGTCTGTTCACAATCAAGTACCACTATCCCAACGGTGGCGTTGGATGTGGCTATTTTCTCTCTGTCGGGGAGCGCAACTGGGACCCGAACCCTGATCGCGGACTACGTGTACTACTGCGCTGAGAGGTAAATGGAATGGACGCTTATGCGTTTCTGCAAGCGTTGGCCCAACTTCAACAAATGGGCCAACAGGGGGGCAGTGGGGTAGACTATAGTCTTCCCCCGCCCCAGCCCATGGTGCCAGCGGATATACTTTCTAAGTTCGGTAGCCCGACTGCGCAGCAAACACCACGCGGATCGAAATTGGGCCGAGGACCTGACTCTGGAATGCGAATCCCCATTCCTGATGTAGCGGGCTGGTTTCGGAATCTAACGGGTGGAAAGCCTGGCTCAAGCGCCGTGATCCCGGTGGCTCCCCTAGCAGTAGGGCAAATGGCGCCAGCAGCTCCACAACCTGAGGCCGGCCCCGCTCCAACTCCTATGGCGCGACCGGCTAGGCCAGTGGCTTCTATTGCACCAGCGCCCGTGAATCGGGCTACCACTGCCTCTCGCCCAGTAGCCGCTTCTGCCCGTAGGGCCATGGCCGCGCCCCAGACCGAAGACCCATCTTCCACCAATCTCCTGAACCAACTTGCCCTTGAATTGGCCAAAGGCACCATCTCCTACGACCAATTCATGGCGGCCTTGGAAAAAGAACGTTCCACACGTGGGGCGGCGAACCGGACTTATCAAGGTCTTTTGGAAGGGGTGTAGCCTATGGCCGCCCCTACCACTTACACTTCCTTTATTGTTCAAGACATTGTAGATGAGGCGTTTCGGCGCTGCAGAGTAGATGTGGAGTCTCTAAGCGCGGTGCATAATCGTGACGCCAGGAAAACCTTGTCGTTCATCCTGTCGTCTTGGGCCAGCAGAATGACACTCCCATTTCAAATCCAACAGGGGACCCTAGCGGTAACGGCTGGGCAAGCGTATGTGTCGGCGCCGGGAGCCCTTATCACCCCAATTGGGGTAATGTACCGTAGTGCGGAGGGGATTGATTTCGCGCTGGGCGAACTTTCCCCAGGGCAATATGCGGCAATTACTGACAAAGACACAGAGGGGCAGCCCAACTCGTATTATTTTGACCAAGGGCTACGCAGGATTTACCTCTGGCCAGTCCCCAATGTGGCAGACACAAGCCTTTCGTATTCTGCATTTGCGCGGGCACCAGACGCATATACGGCAACCGACGATACTGGCTTGCCGTTTGAAGTCTGGGATGCCATGGCGGCGGAATTGGCGTGTCGGATGAGTCAAAAGTTAGATATTGTTCCGGCCGATTGGTCGGCTCACTTGTGCCAACTTTCCGAAATCGCGGTTCGGCAGGCAAGGACTACAGGGGTAGCGGGTACGCTACGGATTTCGCCGGCATGTTAACCAAAGGCAAATACGCAAAAGCACAATGCCCGATCTGCGGGTTGGATGGAGACTATTCTGACCTCCGCAAAGACTGGCGTGGCGTACATGTGTGCAAAGATTGCGTTGACATAAAGCCGTTCCCTCCACCGCCGAAACCTAAGCCGAAGGAGGGGTGGCTCCCACAGCCAGCGCCACGGACTGATGTTTTGCCGGTACAGGACGGAACACAGTTATACTTTATTAGTGCCGGTTGGTGGCAAGTAGAGACAAAAACAATGCCCGATATATTCCCGCCAGAGGTAGCTAATTAATGGCCACTTATTATGATATTGTTGCCTCTCTCAAACAATTCACCGAAGACAACGACACGGAGTTTGATGCTGTTGCGCAAACTGTGGTGTCATATGGTGAGACTCGGTTGGCTAATGATTTGGCTCTCGAAGAAAATGTGGCCTTGTATCAAACATGGTTTACCACTTCTGTGGCCGGGTCGCGTTATGTAGCCAGGGAGCCCACTTGGGGAAACATTCATTGGGTCTCATTAATCATTTCTGACACCCATACATTGTTGGAAAAAAGAACTGAATCCTGGATGCTGGATTACACACCTTCTGGGACCACATATGGAGTTCCAAAATACTATGGTGATTGGGACGATGATTATCTAGTATTGGCCCCAGTGCCTTTAGTGGCCTATACAATGCATGTTAAAGCCGAGGCTAAGCTTACCGGGCTGTCCCCCACTACCCCAACAACTTATCTTAGTGACAAATGCGCTGATGCTCTAGTTTATGCTTGTTTGGTGGCGGCCGAAGTGTTCCACAAGTCGCCAGATTTGGTTAAACTATATACAGCACAATACGAGAAAGCACGTGATGGGATTGTAGCGGCGCTTCGAAAAGAAAAGTTCGATGCTCTCTCGTTTAATAAAGGGAGACTCTCATGAGTTATTCAGCAACGGCTTTAATGGGACTGCCGTTAATCGACCAAGATACCGAAGGTAATACTTGGGGGGAGATCATCAACACTTTTCTCACTTCTCGGTTGGAAGCTGGGATTCACGGGGTTGCGACTATTGGGATTACCGGAACCAATGTGACATTGGATGATCGGGATTTTGTTGGGACCCAGGGGCACAAAAAGTGTTTAGTGTTTACTGGGATTCAAACGGCGAGTGTTGTGGTAACCCTTCCGGCGAAAGAGCGAATTTATGTTGTCAAGAACAACTGTACTGCCGGAAGT